CTAGGTAAGGTTACAGCAATTGAAGGTATTGTGCTTCTTTGCTTGTTTTCATATTGTTGTTTTGCTAATTCGATAAGATTCTTATCACTAAAACGTTCTGTTACTGGCATAAACTTTCCTTTTATATAACTTTATTATAAATATGTAAGATAGTAAAAATGGGTGAAATTTCTTCCACCCATCTTGTTATAATAGCTTGATAATGATTAGTAGCTTAACAATGCCCAATCATAATTCAATGTAGCATCAATCATTACTACATCTTCTGCAGACCAATCTAAAGAACCGAAATGTACTTCTGATAAATAACATCCTTTAAGTTTCCATTCTTCAATAACTTCACCTAATGGAGAAAGTTGATTAAGTGTAATGTCTTTTTTGTATATTGCAGCATATCCGTCACGACCCGTTGCTGATTCATGATGTAAACGAACCCATTGCATTACAGCTTGTGCTGCTGATGGTACAATTGCATCATAAATTGTAATAGCAATACTATTCCATGAACTTTTACCTTTAAGTTTTCTTTTAACGTTGATATGATCTATAGTTACTTCACCATTCGTTAAGCTCGGCTTAGCAGCAGTTTTAATCAAATATGCAGGAATTCCTTCTCCATCTGCGCCTGGAATTGACATTACGAACTTGTGTTGGTATTTCGGTTCCCATGAAAATGCTTTGTCATAAAAATTCGGATTCACTCCGTAATCTGTAAGTTCAGATGCTTTCGGAAAATCATTTTCTCCATCTGGAGTCCCGGCACCATTTCCATTTCCTTGTGTGTTACCTACAAACGGAAACAAATCTGAATTATTCTTTGTTGCTGAATATGGCATAATTCTGTCCTTTAATTTTTATATAAATATATGTTCAGTAAAAAAGGTAGAACCGAAGTCCTACCTTTCATGAGCTTTTTTTTCCTAAACCGGGAAAGCAGCACCGGTAGGTTGAATATTGAAATCCAATATGATGAATTCAGCCGTTCTAGTTGGTTGTAAAAACAATTGTCCATACATGATATTTCTATCAATTAAATCCGGAGTATTATTTGTTCCATCCATTACTACTTTAAATGCTGATAAACCTTGTGCTTGTTGTACACCTGCCAAATATGGATTAACGATGCTTAAGAATCTGTCTCTTGTTATCTGCGTATTTTGATCAAATACCAAGAAACGAGTTGATGAAGCAATAAACTTCTTAACTTCAATAAGCAAACGACGTACATTTACTCGGTCTAATGCACTTGGACGAGCTTGTAAGGTCTTTTGACCCCATACCACAATCGTATTGTTAGGGAATGTTGCAATAGGGTTAACGCGTGCTGCATACAATGTATCTCGTTGAGATTGAGATAGATTAACTGCTGTTCCTGTTGCTGGAATACCTCCACGATTTAAACCTGCAGGAGCATACCATGGTGCTTGTATTCTATCATTTGTTGATAATACACCTCCAAGCACAACGGATGGTGGAACCCAAAGAAGACCTCCAGCGCCAACCGGATTTGGAATACTGATCCATGGCCAATATGTTGCTGTATAATTATTATCGATGGTTCTAACCTGATTTACAACTGCTGAAATAGCATCGCCTTTAAGATTTGAATCCATTACATAAAATACATCTTGACGAGTTTGACATAAATTACGAGCTTCTGCTGTTACTGCACTATGTAAACTGTCAATTAGTCCTGGAGTCAACAATACGTTCATATCATAATAATCTGTATTGCTTAACAATGTAAATGCTTTGCGATATGCAACTGCACCCGTAGCCGTTACTGTGCTACAATCAAATCCAAATGTATTTGCTGCAGTTATATTAGCTCCCGAAAACTTAGGTAAGTTAGGACGAGCTCCATCAAATCCACCTTGCATTGGTACTACAAATTTTCTAGTTGAAATTGCAACGTTGGTTGCAAATGTTCCTGCCGTTAATGCAGAACTCAATGTACCTGTATATGCACTTGTTGATGATGGATATGCAGCTCCTGCATTTTGAGAAACATCACCTAAATAAAAATCTGCATTTGCAGCTACCGTTGAACCTGATGTTGGTATTGGAGCTAAATAGTTTATGTTTGATGCAACCGTAAAATCAAAACCATGCAATACTGTTGAACTATAAACACCCCCTGCAGTTTGATCAGTCTTCATTGTTGCTGCTGCTAGGTTTGAACCATTAACTGTTGGTATTGAAGAATATATAGCACGGAATCCAAATGGAAACAATGTTTTATCTATAGATTTTGTTGCAACTGCTGGATCAACTTCTACACGGATATATGGATTCGTATTTGTATAATCACCATATATGTTGATGTTGTTGTCATCATCAATTGTTTGATAACGATCACCAATCACTTTGGCAATGTATGAAGGTGAATCTGGATTCAAATTAACCGCAAATGATGCAACAATGTTTGGTTGTGAATCTGAATCTGATACTGAACCATAAACTGAACTTGGAATATATGAAGTATCAACTCTACGTACCACAACGTTGAATGTTGGATAACCATTTGGATCAGATACTTCTGCAGATGTTACTATATCAGTGATTGCAATCTTGTATTCATAATTTGTAGATGTTCCGTGAGATAATGCATGAACTTTAAACAAATTAGATGCAACAGAACCAATTTTCTGTGATGTTATCCATGGAGTTGCAGCTGCTTGATAATCTTGTACGAATGCATACGTTGAAATTTTCTCCAATGACATTGATACTGCAGATAATGAAGCAAATAATGATGTTGCTGCTGGGTTTTCATATTGCACAAATGCCGGATAATTTTGTCCTTTTGGAGTCTTACCGAATATAGTTGTAATATAATTTGAATCTGTTGCTGCAATTGATGCAGAAATTGATGCACCTTCTGTGTATGAAAATGCTGTAAATCCTGGAATTGCGACGGTTGAATATGATCCTGATATCTTTAATTCAAAACGACCATTTGTATCTGTATTCAAAACTGAATCACCAAAATAACTTGATGTTACGCCTACTGGCACCGTTGGATGAAGTATATGTGTTACATATTTGTTCGATCCTGATGTTGCAACAATTGCTAATGCACCGTCAGTCAATGAATAACCATCTTCATACAATGTACGTGTTACAGTAATCACATTACCATTTCTTAAATATTCATTAACCGCTGCTGGAACATATGATTCATCTGTGAATCCACCGAATATTGCTTGATATTCGGACATGTTTCTAATTTCAGTCGGGTTGTATGCAGGGCCTTTTACGGTCGGGCCTACTATTGCTGCACCAATTTGACGAATTGCCCCTGGTAAAAACGATGAATCAATCTCTCTCGTAAATACTCCAGGTGACACTATTTGTTCTGCCATTCTTATTCTCCTATATAAATGATTTTAATATAAATATGCCTTTATGCATTCAAACCAGTGCTTGGTGTAAATGTTCCATCTGCTGTGTTGATTTGACCTTCACCATAACGAGCTCGCATCTCATCAACTAGATTTGTTTCTTGTTCTTGCATAAGTTTGAATTCTGCAAAAGCCCGTTCTAAGTCGTGATCTAATTCTGCAAGTTTTTCTTGTAGAAAATGTTTTTCAATGCTTAAATTTCAGCATAACGTTCTTTTAAGGTTTGAATGTCTTCTAAATGTTTTGCGTCCAGTTTACGAATCATAATTTATTTCCTTTTGTTTTATTATATGAAAATAAATCTATAAATCCAAATTAACTGAATGCATTTATGATTGCTGCCATAGAAGCCGATGTAGATGCTGCAGCTAAACGTTGTCCAATTGAGTTTGATCCAGTAAGTGATGCTAATGCTACATTCCATATATCTTCTGGCTTAACGAGAGCTGAACCTGATGTTGCATCTACTGCTACACCCCATGATACTGATCTAGGATCTGGAACAGCCATTGTACCTGTTAACGTATTTGTAGGTCCATAAATTACACCGGTTCTTACATTTGTAGCAGCAGGCATTCCGAGTGCTTGGTCTTCACTTAGCAATGTTATTGTATTTGCAGAACCAGATACTCCTATTTGATATGATGTAGTAGCATTTTTATACATTTGTATGTTATAGCAGTATATTGCGTTGCGAGAACCTGAATTAATGAGTGGACCTGTGAATACGTTGGTTGCTGTGGTTGAAGTTGATGTAACTGCACTTGCACTTAAAGATGCAATGCATTGACCTATTACGGAAATTGTATTGGAAACCGTTGATGCAATACCAGCTGTTCGAAATGCAATTACATTACCAGTAACATTAACTGAACCGACACCATTATGAGCTATTGCATTTTGCGTTGTTCCTACAAATGCAAATGGACATCCGGAAACATTACCAGTTACATTAACTACGCCGGTGTTATTGTTAGCAATTGTTGGATTCGTACCATTACTACTTCCTGCAACGACATTACCGGTAACATTGACTGTCCCAGCATTATTAACTACACCATAATTTTGTGCATTGTTGTTTGATGATGAAATGTTACCTACTATATTAACAGTTCCAGTTGATCCATTTATTACTGCAGTTGATGATGCACCTCCGTTAATAGGAGCAGTTACATTTCCTAATATATTCAATGTACCAGTAGACCCATTAAATGTAACAGGGCCAAGTGAACTATTAGTTATTTGTGCTGTAATTGTAGAGGATCCAGTTCCATAAAATGAAACCAGTCCAGGCCCGGCCGTTTGTGGAGCAGATGATACGTGAGCTCCGTTGCATTTAACAAATGATGCTGATATGTTAAAATTACCATATATTTCAATGCGTCCGCCGGCTACGGCACTACCTGTTGCAACATTGTCAATGCTAACTACTGTTATGTTTTGATCTAGCGTAACGACTCGGTTATTTAAAAATACATCATCTGATGCAGTAGGTATTATGCTACCGCTCCAAATTGCTGAGTTGCTCCAATTCCCTGATGCTATAGGCCATCTATTCGGCATAGTTATTTTCCTTTAAATGCAGCAATTGTTGCAGCTGCAGTTTGTGTTGTTGATATGTTTTGTAAACGAGCTCCAATTGTATTTGTTACAGTTAATGCAGATACTGCATAGTCAAATATGTCTTGCGGTGTCAATGTAGCAGATCCAGTTGTGTTATCTACCGGTACTCCGAATCTAACATTTGAGACTGCAGGAATAATCATAGATCCGGATAATTGATTGGTTGCGCCATATAAACTTCCCGATCTTACATTGGATTCTGCAGGATATGTTATTGGATATGCAGCATCATAAAGTGTTATGTTTTGGTTGAATGTTTCTGTTTGAAAAGTATAATATGTTGCTGATGCAGATATCCATTGTATTTTAGGTGAATAAACTGCCGGATAATTGTTAGATGAAACTAATGGTCCTGTAACTCGTACTAGGCCAGATGTTGATGTTGATTGTATGGCTGGTACATTAGGAGCAGCTGTTATTGAACCACTTATGTTAATTGTACTAGCTACTGTGGATATGATTGCAGAATCTACCGCATTACTTAAACCTGCAGAATAAACACTTCCGGTAATATTTACAGTCATGGTTCCTGCAGATAATCGAATACCAGGTACGTTTGCTGCTATTACGGGCCCATTATAATTTATAACACCGGTATTGTTTCCCGTAACTTTCATTGCGGTTACATTCGAATAAGGTCCGCCGGCTGATATTGGCGAAGGAACCCCAGTAAAATTAACTTGAGCATTTCCCGCTCCGATGATCATTGGTGAAGCAAATCCATTAAGTTGCAAAGTCCCAGAAATACTAGCAGTTCCATTAAGTATAGAAAGTGCAACACATTCATTGGATGTACCGCCTATTAAACTACCAGTAACAATAATCGTTCCTGATGTTACAAATACACCATAGTTGTTTGCTGAAGTAGCTAAGTTATTAATTTGGCCTCCATAAATGTTTCCTATTATACTTCCGGTGCCGCCATTTGTTATGATTAAGCCATGTTTATTTGCTCCAACTGCTGCAGTACCACTACCACCTAAGATACTTCCGGTTATACCTACAAAATCAGAACCAGTTATGGTAAAACATGCAGAATTCGTTCCTGCAACACTTCCTGTTCCAGCATATATGCCATATGTTGCAGCAGTAGAACCTGTTGAAGTAGTGACTTGAATTCCGTTGGTTGATATGAACGTGCCTCCTTCAGCTACTGAACTAGTTGCAGTATTACGTAATTGAGTTACTGTGATATTCTGATCTACCGTTACGTTAAATCTGTTTGCGAACACGGCATCTGATGCAGTAGGTATGCCTAGAGTGGCACCACTATTCCATGTTGCGGTATTTGACCAATTACCTGATATTACAGCCCATCTATTTGGCATTTTACGTTGTTCCTTTTGTAGTTATTAAAGCGGCGTCTGTTGCAACAGTGGCAATGTTTCTTAATCGAGCACCTATAGAGTTTGATGCAGTCATACTTGCTGTTGCATATGACCATACATTTTGTGTTGTAAATGAAGCAGATCCGGT